TAATATTTTTGAAGCGTTAAGGGCAGTACCATTAGTTTTGTTAAAATTATTAACTATATCAAATGTATTAGCACCAACATCTGCTAATTCATTACCACTAAGTGCAGACAGTTGGGCTAAGCTTCCTGCCTCGGCAGCAGCAAGACCCATTTGTTCTTTTAAACGAGTAGCTTCTACAAGATTATCAGTACCTAATATTTGAGCGTTCATACCCATTTCAGCGCTAATTTCATTAAGAACGTTTAGCACATCTGATAAAGGAGTAACCATGTCTCCTGAAAGGTGAGTGGCAGCTGTTACTTCTTTAGAGAAACCTCTCATTTGTACCATACTCAAGCCAGTAGTTCTACTTACTTGGGCCATAGCTTTATCAATGTCAAGGAAACCTTTTACAAGGAAAGAAATTACAGCTAAGGGATCAGTAATTGCTGTTAATAGGTTTTTACCCATTTCTTTAGCACCTACTTTAAGTACAGCTAATTTGCCCGCAAATCCTACTGTTTCTTCTCCGTTTTTAGTAAGTTTTTTAGCGGCTTCTTCCATAGCAGCATTAGCACTGTCTAATCCTAAAGCATTTGCTAACCCCCCGGCTCCCATTTGGTCAAGGGTATTTTTAAAGGCTCCTAGGGCAGCTCCTCCTAGACCCATAGCATTTTCAATATTCCCTAGTCTTTGGGTTTCCTCCTCTAAGTGTTTATTTATTCCACCATAAAGAGCTTCCTGTTGCATTAATATAAGAACCTGTTTTTCTTCAGCACTAAGGCTTTGAAGACGAGTTGCTAAATCTTTTTGTTGAGTTCTAATTTGCTGTCTTAATAAATCAGCTTCTCTTTCAGCGTTGGATGATCCTAATTCGGCTTCAGCATTTTTTTGGGCTAATTTATCTTTTAATTCTTCAACCCCATTACTTTGGTTTGCTATACCTTGTAAAGTTTGTCTACTAATAAAATTGTTATTTTTTAGTATAGCTCCCATAGTATTTTGGGTAGTAGCTAATTTATCAGCTACTTTAGCAGCATCATTTTGGATATCTTTTGTAGTATTATATTCCCCTTTAAGTTTACCTACAGTAGATACTAATTCTTTAGCGCGTTTTAAAGCTTCATCATCTAAAGTGCCTTTTTGCTCAATTAATGAGTTAACAAATTTTAGTTTGTCTGCTAGTTGTGTAGCTAAATTAAATTCTGCTCCTAAATCTGCCATATGTCAATAAATATTGAGGGACACAAAATGTGTCCCTCTTTTTAATATATTGCTTTTCGTTTCCCAGTTGATGCTTTTTGGGCAAGTTCGGGTGTTTGTACTTTACCACTAGTGTCTACAACTGTTGTAGTGTTAGAACCTTTATTAGCTTTATCGTATGCTTCTTGTTCCTTTTTGTAATGTTCATTTATTTTATTAAATGTAAAATTACGAAGCCAAATAGGCATATTATAAACAGTAGGATAATCATATCCACCCTTACCATAAAAAATTATTTCATGAATTTGGGTGAATAAATCAACTCTATATTTGGGCGTCAGGCCAAAAAAAGTTGAGGTTAATGGGGATGGTAACTTGATCTCCTTCTCCGTTTTCGGGAAAAAAAGTCAGATCTACGTCTGGTTGTGTGGTTTTTAAATGTTCTCTAAATGCTCGAGTATCTCTTGCTAGGAAATGATCGTCTACAAAGTCTCGTATACTTTTTCTATCATTTTCCCCATTTACAGAAGTAATCATATGTTTTAATCTTGTTGATACTTCTGGGCTAGCATTTTTATTTAGGCGTTTTAAACCTTTTACCTCTTTATCTATTTGGGCTTCATCACCATGATTTAACAACTTATAAGTTAAAGTAACTCCCGTTGTTGGGAGGGTGAAACTAAATTCGTTTTTACCTTTAGTATATTGTGATTTATCGAATACCACATGATTCAACTCGGAGAGGTCAATCATGACTTCTTCATCGTTATACTTAAATGAGTATTCTTTACCATATCCCAAAATACGGGCAGCAATCATAATAGCATTTTTATCTCCTACTATTAGATCGTTATAATTAATTTTACTAACAATAAGAGATTTAAGTAATTCATCGATTACTGTTCCATTTTTAATATAGTTTTGGTTGGTAAGAATATCCTCTTCTTTAGCAGTCATGTATTTCATTACAATCTTACCTTCTGCTAAAGGATTATCCTCGGGGTATATTAAACCTTTTGAGGGAAGTTCAACAACTTCTGTTGGAAACTTAAATTTTTCGTCACTCATTTTAATAACTTTTGTTTATTATAAATATACAGGAAAAACAGAGGAGCGCATTTCTGCGCTCCTCCTTTATAATATTTGGCTTGTATCAGAAATTCAATACGCAGTAATCCATTCCGAGTTTTACACTAAGTTCAGTAATTTCACCTTCACTTGACCAATCAAACTCACCGAATGTAGCTGATTTAATGAAGGCTCCTTTAATGATCCACTCACTAATAATATCACCAACAGGACCTAAGACATTAAATGTTATATCTTTCTTATAAAAGTCAGAGTAACCATCTCTACCTGTTACTGATTCGTGGTGTAATCTTACCCATTCCATTACAGCTTGGGCACCCGAAGGAGTAATTGGATCATGTAAAGCAAGATCAATATCATTCCACTTTGCCTTACCTTTAATCTTTCTGTAGACATTAATGTGGTGTAACACTTGTTCTCCTTGCTCGTACGAAACCGCACTTACTTTTTTAATGGTGTAGCTGGGGATACCATCTACATACATTATAAATCTGTTTTTTACTTTGGGTTCAAACGCTGTAAAAAATATTTCGTTGGGATCTAATACTGCCATGTTGTTGTTTTATTATAAATATTATAAGTTTTTAGTTTTTATTATGATGGGAACTCAGCTCCTGTTGGTAAAACATTAAAGTCAAGGACTATAAATTCAGCTGTTTTAGTTGGCTGTAAAAATATTTGACCTACTAGCTGGTTTCTGTCAACAACATCGGGTGTGTTATTTGAATCATCCATTACTACACGGAAAGCATATAAACCTTGTCTTTGTTGTACACTTTCTAAATAAGGATTTACTTGAGATAAGAAAGCATTTCGTGTTGCAGTAGTATTTTGTTCAAACACTAAGTTTTGAGAAAGTTGTCCTATAAATCCTTTAAGTTGGATTAATAATCTTCTAACATTAACTCTATCTAAAGCAGATGCTCTTTTCTGTAGTGTTTTTTGACCAAATACTACTACCCCAGCATTAGGGAATGTGGCTATAGGATTTACTTTTCCAGAATAAAGATCATCTCTGTCTGCCTTAGTTAAAATTCTTTCTGTTCTTACTACAGTTGATAAAGCACCTCTATTTAAACCTGCAGGGGCAAACCAAGGTTCAGCGTTATTATCATTAAAGGCAAATACAGAAGGTATTAAAGTTGATGCAGGAACCCAAACATTTTTACCTAAATCGGGATCTTGAACTTGACACCAAGGCCAGTAAGTTGAAGCATAACTAGAATCTATAGTTGCAGCTTCTGTTGTAACAGTACTTGTATCTAATTCACCATAAGGAACCATATCCAATACTGCTAAGAAATCTCCTCTAGTAGTTGCTAAATCAAGTACTTCACTAATTCGAGAGGCAGGAGTTCCTGTAAAGGTTGATATTACACCAGGTAATATTAAAGTATTAAACTGATATGCGTCTCTATTTGAAAGTAATTTAATAGCGGTTTCATAATCATCACCAGTTAACCCCTGTATTGAGGTTGCATCAATATTTTCATAAAACTTAGCTCCTGCTCCAAATAAAGTACCTGTAGCTTGGGCAAATGATCCACTAGCTACTTTAGGTAAACGACCTATATATTCAGTTTTAACATTACCTGAGTTATCAAAGTATTGTGGGGTGGTATTTTTTACATTATCCACATACACATATTTACTTTTATTAGGGAAAGAACCTTCTACTTGTAAAAAGCTATTACCTCCACTGTCAGTAACTACTGTTTCTCTTTGATCACCAACTACCTTCGAAATATAATTATCTGAGAAGGGGTCTAGTGAAATATTAGCGTAAGTTTCTAAAATAGTTTTAGAATTTTGTTTATCATCTCCTCTTCTAACTAAAAGAGTAAAAGTTCCTGTTTTAGAATTCGCTTGACTAATTTCCCATCTAACATTGTCAGAAGTTCCACTTCCCCCAGATCCACTAATAAGAGCTCCTTCACTATCATTAGAACCACTTGAGTTTTGATTAAATCCTTTTGCTATGGTTTTTAAAGTAAATGCGGGTTGAAGGGTAGCACCAAGAGATGTGGAAGAAGAAATTGCTGTTGATGCTGGGGCACCTATCCCATCTCCTGTTTGAGCTGAGGTGAAATCACCTTTTGTTACTCTAGTAACTAATAAAGTATTACCTCCATTCTGGAAGTAGTTAAAGGCAGCAATTGAAGTAAAATAGGTATAATCTAAACCACCACTTTCAAAAGTAGCACCAAATTTATTTTTATAATCACTATAAGAAGTAACTAAAGTAGGTTTTTCTGAGGGACCTATAACTGTGGGGCCTATGATAGCCGCACCTGCTTGGATAGGCTGTTGGGTAATAAAAGATTGATCATTTTCTCTTGTAAATACGCCCGGGGATATAATTGCTTCTGCCATGTTGTTGTAAGGTTATATTTTGTTATAAATATAAAAAATTTTTTTAAAGTCAAGTTTCTTGAGTAAAAACTCCAGTTTCTAAATTAATGGTGCCATTACCATACTTTCCATTCAAAACCTTACCAAGATCCACTTCTTTTTGTTTAATATTTTCAAGTTTAGATACTAATTCTTCTTTATTTAACTCTAAAGTTTGGATTTGATATTCTAATTGCCCAAAAGCTTGTACTAAAGCTTCTTGTTCTTGTTGAATAGTTTGTAATTGTGTGACTTCTTCTTGTGATAACTTTTGTTCCATATTAATAAATATTTAGAATTTTTTTAAGATTATTAATTACTTCTTCGGGGTGAATATTTTTTCCACATTCAAATTGACGAGGAGTATTTTTATGAAAAGGACACCATTCCCAATCCCCGGCATCTAATTTTTGAGTATTATAACACCCCGAACAAACATCAGGAGGTGCTGGTATCCTATAGCAATCTTGCATTTCAGAATTGGGGTCACTAAATCCTGAGATGAGGATTGTAGGGGTGTTCAAAGCCCAACTTACCCAACTTAAACCACTCCCTATCCCTACAAATACTTTAGCATTTTTTATATCAGTAAATCTTTGTTGGAGAGGAAAATCACCTGTTTTATCTATAACATTTGTTAAAGTTCCTCCTAATTTTGAATCATTCCAATCATCTCCTAAAGGTTCTTTAGTTACCATCATAGCCTTATAACCATGTTTATTTAAAAAATTAATAACACGTTGCCATCCCTTAGGATAATGCCAATAAGAAGCGTGTTTAGACCCATGGGGAGCTATAATTACATAAGGCTTTTTATACTTAGCATCCTCACGTTTAACATAAATTTTAGGTTTAATTTCTTTATAAGGTAAAGATAAAATATGGCAAGGAGTTTGTTGTAAAGGATATTGTTTAAAATCTTTGGGGTTCATATTAGAATCTATATCACCCTCCTCATTATAATACCAACCTATTTCATATAAAGCATATAAATTAGGAACTACTCGCCCAGGTTTTACGAATTCTATTTCGGGGTATTCAGGAGAAAGCCAATCATTATGAAATGTTGAGCAAATTACTTTACATCCGTGTAACTTTCTAAATTCATCTATGTAGGGAATCCAAGCTAAAGTATCTCCTAAGGATTTACTTCCTAAAGCAATATAAACCCTTTTATCTTTACAATTATAAATGTGTTCAAATACTTTTTTTCTAGTATGTTTTTCAAATATTTCTATTCTCCACTTTATAAAATATTTTATAGAAGGGGCACTCCACATTCCATCTTTTAAAGTAGTAGTATATACTAACTCATTAGTTTTATGATTAAAAAAATTTACTTCGAATTCTGTTTCATCTTGGCTTTTTACTTCTAAAAAAGCTCCTTTCATAAAATGAAAATTAAAACTTGGTGGAGTTTTTTTTACTTTTGCTTTTTTACTAAGATTATTATAAATCATAACCTAATAATTTTTTTAGGGTGTTTGTATTTTCTTGTATATTATCTCCTATATAGGTTACTAAAGGATTATTATCATAAGTATCTAAATAAGTTTCTAATTTTTTCATCATAACAGGTAGTTTATAGGATAAGGCTTCTTTAACAACTAAAGGATTTAATTCTAATTTAGAACTAAAATAAAATAAATCACAAGCTTGCATCCAAGTTCCTACATCAGATCTTTCACCCCATATTATACAATTTTCGGGTTTAGTTTTTATAATAGGTTCCCAATAATTTTTAAAGTTTCCTGCTTGATTACCTATAAAATGAAATTTTACTGGTTTGTCCTCTAGTAAACGGGCAACCTCAAATACTTCCCCCTGGTTTTTCCCTTCTGTAAATATTCCTACGTTTAA